AATCCACTCTCGTTTACCCCATATAAGAAGGGTTGGCGTGTCTGGATGTTAGTTCCTGCGAATGTTTCAGACCCTTCGCACAACTGATCGACAATAGGGATGTCTGAAAGACCGTGTTCCACCGCTAGAACTGGTGTTTGGGCAAACTCTGACAACCAAATGAAGTGATAAGTTTCATTCCAATACTCGTTGTACATTACTTTTTCATAGACTTTCTTGTCCGTAGCCAGTCCATTAGCAACATCATCACCGTGCATTGCCTTGAAGTCACCCCAGGTAATTAGACTTTCCGAATAGAAAGCACTCATTCCCATAACATCAAACTCTGGGTAGCAGTTGGCAGGGTTAAGTGTTTGAAACAGAATAGGAGTAGTCTTGTAAATCCGTTCAGCGCGTTTCTTCTGTCCTTCTGTGGTAGCGGAATCTACCAAATCTTTGACTGAAATAGCCTTAATCACTACTTCTGAATACAATAGGGCGTGTAAGACAGGTTCATACCAGATAGGTTTCTTGGCAACCCTTGAAGAAGCCCACGTAATAGCCTGTGCTATCTTCTCAATAGGGGTAGCGTTCTGTGCAGTTTCAGGTACATTCAATTCTCTGGGTACGCTCCACTTCGGAGTGGTAGCAGTTAAAAGTCTTTGCGCTCCAAGAATCTTATTTCTAGGACTTGGGTCTAGTGTCTTTTTAATCCAGTCAGCACTTGGAACATCGTCATCCGAAAGAGCGTACATCTTCTCGTACTCTTTGAACTTCGTGTTACGAGTACCGTAGTTCGCCTTCAACTGCGTGGCGTGAGATTGAATATCTTGGAATATTTTAGGGTCGCTAATCGTTTTGCTATCTGCCATTTATGTACCTCATATATTATTAATCCTCATATACGGATTCATTGTTACTGTTCTTGTTATCGGGTTGATGTCTGTCCTCAAACTAGACAGGCTATATTTGGTCGCGTCATACAAATGGTCATCAGTACCCTTGCTTGCCACATCTTCCACATCTCCCTTATCTGGGTCATTCAACATGAGGTATGGGAAGGTTCTGATGAACTCCTTACAGGTATTAAAGACCATGAATCCTGGTCGCCCATCGGGAAGTTTCTCTAAAATTCTATCCATCTTCCTCTTACCAGAAAGTCTATTATTATCCCCTTTAGTGAGATAAACACCTTCTTTCAAATACTCGTCTACAGAACTTGTAACTTCTTCTTTACCCTTAGTATTAGGTGTCCACATACTAGGATCAGCGAAAGAAGCAGCGATATGTTCTTGTGGTGGAGTGGATTCTCTGATGTATTTAGCCTGCCACCTGTCCATTAACTTTGTCTTTACAAGTTCTCTGTAAAGGTAAATACGTCCAGAAGCAGGGTCTTTAGCAATCCACACACAAGCGAATGGTGCTGTGTATCCCCAGTCTATTCCTCTGAATTTCATCCAATGTTCAGGTATTTCAAATGGTTCACAGATATGGTCGTCACAAAATTGCGGGAAGGCTTGTCCTGAAAACACATTCCAGTCGCCATCAATCCACGCTTTTTGGATCTGTTCTGGGAGCATCCGTAGACCTTCCCAATAACTCTCGTCAAGATAGGGATTGTCTTTTGGTAAAGATTGAACAAACTCAAATTTGCTTTCAAAGTGTGCCATTTCTGGGGGGAAGTTACGGTCAATCCATAACTGTTTCACCCACGCATACCCACCAGGATTAGCGGTAGCAACGAATTTAGTTTGCTTGAAGTTAGGCCATCGTTTTGAGCCTACTAAAATGTCAAACGTATCCTTCTTTATCTTCTCTATCTGGTCTACGCCGATAGCCGCGAACTCTGCGCCCATGTACTTTTCTGGATTGTCAAGGTTGCGGAGCATGATTGCGCCACCACCGTATTCGGGTCTTACGTAAAACCCTAGTCCCTCTGTCTTGGTAGTCTTTACTTCACCCAACCATTGAGGAAACTCGGTAGAAATCTTGGACACCTGCCTGTCTTGTAGAACGGGGTAACTCTCGCAAGCCAACATAACACGTGCGTTCTCGTAACCCTGCTTGTACATCTCAATAAGGAACTGTAACAGCCACCATCGAAGTAGATGTGACTTTGAGCCACCCCTAGCCCCACCATACAATACATATTCACTCCGCGCTATTGCATCAAGAGCGACTTTTTGTTTCGGGGTAGGCACGAACAGTTCACTCCACTTCATTTGTTTTTTCTACTTTTGCCTTATCAAAGATAGTATCCTGTGCATCAAATTGTAAAATATTTCTATTGGTCTGGTCAACCATCTGTACGGGCGGGCCGTCAATTCTATTCACAATATTCCAGTAGGTTTCAAGGAACTCTTTGGCGGTGAAGTTCATTTCAAGACCAGTAGGAAGCCTCATAGTACCGGTCATCATCACCTGTGCCAGATACTTCGCCATCTCCACCTTCGGGATTTCAGAGAAACTAGACCCGTCTTTGAGAGTGATTGTAAATTTGTTGTTACATATCGCTTCTCTTAAAGCAAAAGTAAAGGATTCTTCTGCTTTAGGGGGTTTCGACAGGGGATTGACTACGGGCGTTCCAATCGGTCTTCCGCTTTGTACCTTTAACCACTCGCTCTTCATGTGGGCGTTCAATAATCCTTCTACGTGAGGATCGCCGTTGAGAGCATCAAACACTATGTAAATTGTTTTATCTCTCACGTCTATTCTGTACTGTACCATCTGTCCAATTACATCTTCTTTTGTTGTCGTTCCTTCAATGTGAGCCAATAACCACTTGTCTTGGATGGCAAACTTTGACACTAATGGAACAAGAGATGTATCTGTTTCATTCAGGGCGAAGGTAAAGCGGTGTTTCTTCCACTTCACCAAAAACCTTGGGGGGTTCATAAGACAATTAAACTCTAGCAAATAACCTCCTTGAAATGACTATTTTATGCAATTGCCTGTAATTTCGCCTTCCAAATTGCCGCCATTGCTTGTTTGCCCGCCAGTAGAATATGCACGCCATCATCATCATAAGCGTCTGCCAAATCGTCTAATTCGCCTGTTCCAGCCCTGACTTTTCCGAAAGCATCGTGTATTGTCACCAAATAAGTTCCTGCGTTAGCAGCGACCCATGTAGCATAAGCGGCGTTCCAAGTTCTTAATGTCGCTGACTGTTCATCTGTTCCATTTGTCCAGGGCAAGATTTCATCGACAAGCATTGTTGCTCCAGCGGCATCACACAGTACCTTTACCGCGTCCATATCAGCTACGACCTGCTCCCAAGTTCTCGCAGTATTCAGGTCATTTACTCCGCAATGGATAATCACATATTTTGGGCTTGTCGCTAAGGCGCTCACGACACCAGTAGATCTTACCCACGCCCAAGTTTGCGCTCCCTTACTGTGGTTTTGATAATTCATAGTGGGAGACAATAATTGCAATTGTTCTACAGGGTCTTCCGTCACCGCCCCCGTAAAGGCATCGTACCATCCCTGTCTATTGTAAAATCCAGCGGGTATACTGTCTCCAGTTGCCACAACGTAGGGGCGTTTTGTTAGTGCTTCCAAGTCGAGGGTTAGGTTTGCAATAGCAGATAACGTATTACTGGCGGTCACGTCTGCAAATTTATATGCAACAGCAAGCCCAACGGCTGTTTTTAATTCTGCCTGTGGTTTTGCAACTGCCGCGCTATTCATAACAACACACCCAAAGTAATCGCCAATTAAACATGCAATTGGAGTAGTAAACGAATAAGTACCAACGCCAGTTGAAGTTAATGCAAATGTTTCTGATGTGCTTACTAAATCGTAATCCGTACCGTTTAGGCGAAGAACGATAAACTTAACGGAACTGTTGGCATCAACTATATTTGACAATAACTTCGCGCCATAAACATATCCGTCTTGCCTGATTCGTTTATTTACTCCAGTATCAATTACCGTACAAAAATTGAGATTATTCGGAGAGACGTGATTGTTGTCGGCGAATGCCGCTGCCTCAAGTCCGGCGCAATGAACAAGGGTAGCGTCTTCTTGCCATGCCGCTATCCCAGCAAGAAGGCTATCAACCGCCTTCTTCCCCGCAATTATCGGTATAAAAAATCTAGCTATGTCCATACGCCCTCACGCGATAAAATTCTAATTTCATACAAGGAAGTATAGATTTAGAATACCGCCCTTTGCATCACCAGCAGCCGCTACCGCTAAAGTCAGTGTAGAAGGAGTGGCAATACCACCAAGTCCATCTGCAAATCCTTTAGTTACCGTAGCCGTAGCAGTAGCAGAGCCAACTCCAAGACCGTGCAGAAGATCAGTTCCGGCTTCGTCTTTCACAGTGAAGGTGTAGGCTGCGGTAGGGGTAGTTCCAGAAGGATCGGGAATAGCCTCAAACCAACCTAAAACACCCCTGACTTTATAGGTGGTTACTGCTCCAGCGACTACTCCTGCATCAGTAGATAGCCAGTCCCAGGATACCTTTACGATTCCCTCGCTCGCCCATCCATCAGGGAGTGTGGTTGGTGATATAGTTACAACTTGTGCTGTCATTGTTTACCTTTCCATAGTGGCATAATGAAATTCTGAAACTTACCATAAGCATCAGAAGCCTTTTGTCCAAATACTTGATTAGTACCTTGTTGTGTGATTCTGGAAGATGTAGGTTTCCCCATTTTCATAGGATCAACGCCAAACAAGCCTTTACCGCCCTTGAAATAGTTGCGGTAGTAGGCTATCTGGGCTTGTAAATCTTCCCACCACTTACTCAAATCTTTCGGGGGGTCTTTATAATAGGACATTAATCCTCCTTGTCAAAGTTTGACAACTATTTTTGGAATGATTTTTTACTACCTTTGGGTTTCTTCACGATACCTGTTTTAGGAGCACCCTTCTGTTTCTTTATTCCAGTTTTCGGCATACCTGGCATCTTCTACTCCAATCCGTGCTGTACACGTAGTTCGTGGTAATCAGCCCATGTCATCTTGAAGGATAAATCCTGCCAGTCAATAGGTTCTGTGATAACAACAGGCTCAAACATTTCAGGTTTCTTGGGCTTCTTTGTGCCGTACACTTTTTCAGGGATTTCTTCAACAGGTTCAACTACCTTGCGGGACTTTCTCGGCTTTGGTTGCACAACCTCTTCAACAATGTGGGCTTCAGCGGGTTCAACGAACTCTTCTGGAAAATCTACTGCAAAATCTTCGGGCTTATTCATGGGGACACTCCTTTATAATATATAGTATATGATAACATATTCCGAACATTTATTCTATTTACTTGTTATTTTAACACGCGTATGGTAAAATATACATACGTTGGTTAAGCAGCGACAATTTAGGTAACATAACCGCTCTCTCTTTAGGCTTAACACTAGAGAGGGGGCGGTTTATATAAGAGGCAGAATGAAAGAGATAAAACTAAGCAATGGGTATGTTTCTCTGGTAGACGATGGCGATTATAAAATGCTGAAACAGTTTAAGTGGAGTGCGATTGTTACGCCCAGGACAGCTTATGCATACAGAAGTTATTGGGATAAAGAAAAGAAATCCGTACGGTCTGTTTCTATGCACAGGCTTATTATGGATTTCCCTGATGGAATGCAGGTAGATCACATCAATCATAACGGGTTAGACAACCGTAAAGAGAACTTGCGAGTATGTACTAGGTCTCAAAACAAACAAAATACCCGTAAAACAAAACCAAACAAGTATGGATACAAGGGAGTGGCACTAATTGGCAGGGGGGTTAGGAATAAGCCATTTGCGGCGCAACTGCGACATGGAGATAAGTGCTACAAGCTGGGAACATATGCTACGCCAATTGAGGCAGCGAGAGCATATGACGAGAAGGCAAAAGAATTGTTTGGCGAGTTCGCTTGCTTGAATTTCGAGTAGAAAAAGTTTTACAATCGTGATAAAATAAATGCAGGACAATCCCTCCTCTCTTGTCCTACATACTCCTCCAGGTAGCGCTTAAACTGGGGGAGTATCGTAGTAAAAACTCACGTTATCACCTACATTATAAGCGGAAACTTCAACATATTCTCCACTAGGCGTGCAGTTCAATTTTGTAATCGACACACCCTTGCGGAAAAACAGGCATACTTG